AAGATGGGTGGTATCAAAGGAAACAGATATAATAACTGGTTTAAGCGATTTGCACATACACATAATATAGCATGGGATAAACTTCCTGCAGGAACATTAAATAAATCAACTAACATGAATGATCCTATGGTAAAGAAAGGATTGGTATTCTGGGTTAATACACAAAGAAAACAAAACCCATATGCAACCAGAGATTGGGACACAACATTACCAGAAGGTGTCATGGCTGTGACATTAATGGGTAAAGTTCAATATGATGGCCGTACGGGAGTTGGACCAAAAGGTATAAGTAAATATGGTGATGCATCAGGACATGGTAAGCGTGGAACATTACAACTTAAAAAATTAAAAGAAATAGCTGATGAAATTTATGTAATGGATTTTGAATCTTTCAGAGGTGGAACCAAAGCATTGAAAGCTAAAAGAGCTGAATTGAAATTAGGTAAAGATACATTTAAAGATGCACCATCATGGAGGCGTGCAAATCTTAAAAGATATAAAGATATTCTAAATGCAAGAGTAGGATCAAGAGATAATGTAGATTCTATGGTTGCTAAGATAGTTAAGCTAGCAAATGAAGCAATTGCAGAAGGAATGGCAGTAATTAAGGTAGGTAGATATGATGAATTAGTAACTACCATTAATGGTAATGAAGTTGCAATGAAAGATGTTACATCAACAATGTCAAGAGCATTGAGATCATATGGTGAATATATTAGGCAAGATAATGCTGCAGAAAGAGAAAAGGCCCAAGGTTATGGATCTTATAATCGTGATGCATCAAAAGAAACTGCAGGATATATTAAAGAAATGTTAAGAGCATTTGAAACAGGCAAAGGAATTAATAGATATTAATCATGGCCAGAAAAGCAACCGGATATACTCATACATCAGCAAAACGTAAAAAACGTCCTGGAGTACATGCAAAAAGCAAAACTTCTAACTGTAAACAATCAAAGTTTTATAAAAAGAAGTATAAAGGTCAAGGAAGATAATTTAAATAGGTTTTAATTATGGGTCATTATGAAGATTTATGGTATGAAATTACCGAATCAATTAATAAATTAGGCTTAAAAAAAGAATTTGATGCACAATTGAGTAAAATGAATTGGCAAGATCATCATAAGTACAAAGAATCTCGTGAAAAATGGGCATATGCGTACGAAAAAGTTATAAAAAATACAAAAAATGAAAGCAATACTAGATAATTTTAAAAAAATTTCAGATTCTGAATTTCATCTTAAAAAAGATATGCAATTTGCTACAATTATACAAGATGAAAATGAAAATGTTAAAATTGTAGACTATCAAGACAACCAAAATATAGAAATTGGTGATATTTTATCATATAATAGTACAGATTATACAATTACTGCAATAGATGCAAACGATTTTCATGAATTAAAAGTAGCTGTACAAAAAATTGAACAGCCAGGACAAGATGTTCCTGATAAAACTAATTATGTACCAAGAAAAATGACTCCTAGAAAGGCTAGAAGAGTAATATCTACTGCTCCTGTATCATCTAATGTCATAAAAACAGAAACAGATAAACCAATCCAGCGTTTATACGTTCCTAAAACCAATCCTATCAAAGAAGAAACTACAAAACCAAAGCCTACAGAACCAAAATCAACGAAACAGAACATATTTAAACGATTTGCAGGTTGGATATCTAGGAAACTATCTAACTATTCCAATAGTTAAACTCTTGTAACTCCATATTTATATTAAAATAAATAACAGGAAGAATAGATATGGGTTTATTAGGATTGGGTAACGTATTTAATGGGTTCAGGGGGCGTAATAGTTCAAGGAAACCAAGGGGACCTCAAGTCTTAGTTGGTCGTAGACCTAGAGTAAGCAATCCAGAAATGGAAGCAATTGCTGCTGCAATGGAACCAGGTGATGTAAAATTACCACAAAAATCAACCGGATATATTCTTATTACATCTAATGCAGATCCTGAGGAATCATATTTAGGACGTATATTAGATTTTGATGTTAATAGAGGTAAGGTACACCAAATGTTTGGTAAAAATAAAAGAGGTGGTACTGAAAAAGTTTTATTAGATGGCCATGTTATTTATGAAACACAATTAAGAAATGCAAGTCGTACAAAATTAATTGAAGAGTTTGCTGAGGAGTTTGATATACAACAATTATCAGCATCTCAAGTAGCTAATATATTAGCAGACGAAGAAGATGATCCGCAAATGTTTGGTGCAACTGCCCAATTAGATGATGCAATAGAAGATCAAATGGATGAATTAAGGTCTGAACTAGAAGCTGAATACCTTGAAAGGTTTGAAGAAGATTACCAAATGAGACTTAAACAAGAATATCCAGGAATGTTTAGTAATGATTTCCAAGAACATTATACTGATATGGTTCAAGATGAATTAGATGATGTGGTTGAAGATCATGAAGACTTATATACAGAGTATATAGTAACCGATAAACACATAAGATATAAAAGGTAATTATGGAAAGAGATGACTTTTTTTACGAGTTTCAAGAAAAAGAAACTGATACAGTATACCAAGGCCAAGAAATAGAAATGATGGTCGATGATGAAAAGGATCTAGGAGAAGTCTACCTAGATGGAAATTTAATATTTCAAGAAACAGATGTATATTCAGAAGATGAACTTAAAGGATTATTTTTGGATGCATTTGAAGTTATAAAGTCTGAGCCAGAAGGTTTAGATGAGATAGATTTTCCAGAATCAAATTCAGATAGATATAAAGAAGATATAGGAGAAGAACAAGAATTTGATGATGATGATCCTGATTATCAACCTAGGTTGTATTCAAAGGGTGGTGAATTTATGACAACAGATGATAGAGAATTTGTTGGTGATTATCATATGCATCCACAATTTGGACCTGTCATTGGTAAATTTGCACGTCGTGATAAAATACTAAAATCTGATATTTTACTTGAAATGGAAGATGATGATATAATACAAATTAGAAAGAAAGGCAAAGAGCCTGCAACAATAATAGACTATACCGTAGACGCCGATTTTGAGATGGATGATATGGATGATATAGATTATAGAGAAGAAGATGGTGTTGATAGTGGTGATTTCTACTAAAGACGCATATTTATTTTAAATTAACAATAATAGGAGAAAAGTTATGAGTACAACTCAGTTATATGATACATTGAATAACCTTTGGGAAGAGTTTCAAGAGAATCATAGAAAATTTACCGATAAAGGTAATAAGGCGGCAGCAACAAGAGCAAGAAAATCAATTGGTGAAATAAAAAAATTAGTAACCGATTACAGAAAACAATCAGTATTAGAATCTAAAAGATCATAATAATATGGCACGATTAACAAACCAACAACTGCATGATGAACTTTTATCAATTAAGGCAGATGTAAAAGAAATTAAAATTAGATTATTAGATCCAGATGATGGAACTATATCTAGAGTTAATCGTAACACTGATTTTAGAAAAAAGGCTAATGGTGCTTTATGGTCTGTATGGATTGCAGTATTAGGCATATTAGGTAAATTAATATTTTGGAATTAAGAAATGGAAGGTAAAGATTTAAAAGGTAGATTGAAGCAAATTATACGAGAAGAAGTTCATTCGCTTATGAATGAAGAATCGTATAAATTTGGAACATTAGCAGATCCTAAAGATATGGACCCAAACGACCCAATGGTAAAAGTATCAGGATTTGCTTCTCTCAATCGATCATCTATTAGAACACAAATAGTTGATAGGCTATCAGGAGCATTAGCTACTGCAAAAGATGCAGCAAAGGGCGGAGATGCATCTTATGAAGCATATAAACAATTACAAGACTTAATTAGTGATGCGGGTATATTGTATAAATTAATAGGAGCTGAATTAGATATTGCTAATCAATTAGAAGGTAAAAGATTGAAAGGTGGTAGAAGATCTATTCCTATTCCAAAACAATAATATGTCATGAAACAATCAGATATTAGAAAAATAATAAAAGAAGAAATTAACAATATTAATACCGAAGCTACCAAAACGGTAGTACAAAGAGGTACAGTTACGGATAATGCACGACTAGCTATGATTTTAAATAGTTTAGGGAAACGTGCAAAAGGATCTTTCCAAAAAAGGAAAGTGGTTTCACAGGTGATAATGAATTTAGCTACGGCATTAGAAATTACACCTAACGAAGTTTTAAGAGCTTACATAGATTATAAAAGAGATGCAAAAGGTGATGCATCGACTAAAGTAAAAAAAGATGACTAAAGATTAGGACTAACGAATAATATTTTATATATTATACATTAGTATTATGAATTAGGAGATTTACGCTATACGTATGGCGTACATAAATTAGAGAGCTCCTTACATAAAAAGCCAATAGTGGCATAATAAAACAAAGGAGAAATTTTATGAAAAAATTGATTTTAACATTAGCATTAGTATTCTCAACGATAGTTGGAATGAATGCACAAACAACAGGAGACTGGTACGTAGGTACAGGTGATGTAGCAAATACAGCATGGACCGAATGGTCAGTATCTCCAACAATCGGCTACGGTGTAATGGATAACCTAATGATAGGTGCTTCAGTAAGCCAAGCAGATTCAACAGTGGATATGGATATCGATTTCCATGCAAGATATTTTATAAAAGGATATTTTGCTTATTTAGCAACCGACGGACTATCTACGGATGGAATGTCAATTGGAGCTGGTAAATTATTTACTTTAAGAAGTAATATTTACGTAGATCCAAAAGTCGTTTATAATACAGGGACTAAGACTACAAACCTTACATTAGGGTTTGGGTTTAAGTTTTAATAAGTAACAGTAAACGAGCTCTCTAATTAGGCAATTTTGCCACAAAATAATTAAATAAAAAAGAGGATTAAATATGGATTCAGTAATTAAATATGTAACAGGATTTTTTGGTGGACTATTATCAGTAATGATGGCAGTAATACCAGTATCAATCTTGTGGACCGTTTTAACAGGTGGTACAGTATTTGGCATGGATGTAATAGCTAATTTATCAGCTCTTGTAGAAGCACTAGGTAATGGTGGTTTTGTAGGATTGATCGTATTAGTAATTGTAATGTCATTTTTTACTAAAAAATAATTAGTTTAATTTGTTATATAAGAAAGGCGTTTCGGCGTCTTTCTTTTTGTAAACTTTTTCAAAAAAAGCTGTAAAAAGATTTGGTTAATTGAAATATTTTTCTTATCTTTATATAAATAAAAAAGGTAAGAGGTCTAGCCAGAAGTAGACCTAAATTAAAAATTAAAAAATGTTAAATAGTTATTCAAGAAAAGAAATGGGATTATCAAAAAATAATTCAGTACACGAAATGGTAGATGTCTTAAAAAGAATAGGTCCAATGACCGAAACAGAAATCCATAAAGCAGCATTTGGTTATGACAGAAATCGTTCAAGCCAATCAAATAAAAAATATGCTGATATGCTTCGTAGAGGTTTGAAGAAAGGTATTATTGATAGAATGGAATGGCCTAAAGATGCAATTAAGCATGGTAGAGCTCAATTTATATATTATGCAACCAGAACGCCAGAAGTAGAATGTTCTGCGGAATTAGATAATGCAATGTATAACGAATCTATATAAGTATGAATAAAGATAAATGGGTAATATTCGATTTAGATGGCACGTTAGCCAATATCGAAATACGTAGAAAATTAGCATCTAAGTCTGGTAAAATGGATTGGGATATATTTTTTTCAGATAAACTTGTCGCATCTGATGAACCAAATCAACCAGTAATTATGATGGCTCAAGCATTAAAAGCTTTTGGATATAAAATAGCAATATTTTCAGGTAGAAGTGCATCATCAGAACAAGTTACTAAAGACTGGTTAAAAGAATATGAAGTTGAATATGATATATTAAAAATGCGTCCTATTAAACATCCATTCAAATTTATGCCTGATGAAAAATTAAAATTAGGTTGGTTTGAAGAAGTATTTGTTAATCCTGAAGATATGGACGAAGTAGAAGTAGTAGCAGTATTTGATGATAGAGATAAAGTTGTCAATATGTGGAGAGAAATAGGATTAACATGTATGCAAGTAGCACCAGGAAACTTTTAGAAACTTTTCATGAAAAACATTAGGACTTACGAGAAAAAGTTTTTATATTTATATATTATTAATCATAAAAAAAAATAAGAAATGGCATATTATACAGCTAAGGTTAGAATCGCAGTAGATTCAGCAAAAGGAGTAAAAAGAGTAACAGAAATGTATCTAGTAGATGCTCAATCTGTAACCCATGCGGAAGCAATGGTAGTAAAAGATTTTGAAGGTTCGGGAGTTGACTTTGAAGTTAAAGCAGTATCTAATTCCAAGATTATCAAAGTAATCGAAAAATAAATAAAAATTAAATAATAATTAAAAATTAAAAAATGGCTAAAAAAGTTAAGATTAAAAGTAATAGCGTAAAGTATTACGAAGGAGATAAAGTAGTAGTTAAAACAAAATCATGGAATTCTGAAGAATTTAAATTAAGAGTTGCATTGGTAACTAATGTTCGTCCGGCTGGTAAAATGCCTAAACGAAGTTATGATGTTAGAACAGAAGATGGTTCAGGACTAATAATGATAGGTGTTGACGAACCTAAATCAACTCAAACAATTTTGTCATCTGTTACAGATGCATGGATATCAAATGGTGGAACCAATAATATGTTTATTCATAAAAAACATGGACATACAAGAGGAAATTATTCTGATAAAACCAGATTAAGAGCAGATGGTGAAGATATGAATTCAGGAGATTTAATGGTAGGTCAATTTGAAAAGTATAATGACTTTGTATTTCCATGCCAAGGACCTAGATCGTTTTAATATGAGAGAAGAAATAAAAAAAGCTAGACTTAGAAAAAAAGTTTTAAAACAGTATCCTGATGCAAAGATAATTTATGGTAATACAGGTGCTCAAATAATGTCCGGAGATATATTTATTGCTGAAGAGTTTTATTTGCCTGCAACGCATTCCGAAGATAAGGCTTGGGAATATGCAGCGCTTGCATGTAAAACATCTCAACAATTTAACAGAACACATCCAATGAGAATGGATCTATCTGATATTGAAAGTAAAATAAATAGGATTAACAAACGACGAGGTCCTAGAAATAAACGTAAATAAAAAAGTTAATAATATGAATGAAGAAAACAAAGACTTAGAACAAGTTGTTCAAGAGCAAGATTTGAATCTACAACCAAATATAGTATCAGATCAAGAAGTATTTGAAGCACAAGTACAAACTAAAAAAGAATCTGAAGATGTTCCTGCAGATGCAGAACCAATAGAAGAACAAGAAGGTTATGTAGAAAATTATCCAGTATCCGAAGAAGCTTTAGGTGAACTTGAAGGAGATTATCTTAAAGTTGATCCAAGAGTAGTTGGATATAGAAATTTAGAAGAACAATCAATTATGTATGATTTTGTTGCTTCTAATTTTGATGCATCAGCCGAATCTGTTTTAGATATTGGTTGTGGTAGAGGAGATTTCCTTAGACATTTAGAAGGAATATATCAAGATGATGTATCATATCATGGAATTGATTTAAATAAAGTATTAATTGGTACGGCTAAAGAATTAGTACCAACAGGTACATTTACAGCTACTAATTTATTTAAACTAGATGGAAATTATGCAGCTGATTGGGTTGTTAATATTGGTGGGTTATCAATTATGTATGAACCGGCTGGTAACGATTTTGATCAAATGAATGCATTAAAAAATACAGTTTCAAAGATGATGGAATTAGCTGATACAGCAATTGTAATTTCATTATTAAGTTTAAATACTTCAGAAGATTATGATGAATCATATATAGTATATGATCCAGTAGAAGTATTAGATTGGGCATTAAATGAATATGGCCAATTAGGAGGAAATGTAAGACTAGATCATAGTGTTGCAGATTCAATATTCACATTAACAATATATAAATAAAACATATGAGTGTAAACATGACATCGGCGCACGATACTAAAAAGACGCGTCATTTAGGAAAACTTTGGTCAACAATTGACTTTGAATTAAAAGAACGTGTTAATCCAGACGACTTTAAATATTCAAAAATGAAACCAGTTATAGGTAAAATAGAAATAGGTAATCGTTCATTTGATGTAACATATTCAGAATTAAATCAATTAATGAGAACATGTAGTGCAGCAATGGATCAAGCGGAAAAGGCATACCGTTTAGGTAAATGGGGTAAAACAACTAAGTAGTGGGATTCCATAAACGGTATATCAATGACGGACAAGTAATTGATATTTATAAAAGGGATGGATGTCAAGCCGTCATTGACTGGTTCCTTAAAGGAAATGATGCAATAATATTATCAGGACCATTATCTGAATATATACATACATTATTAAATATATATGAAGTTGACGCGGTCCGCGGATTCAATAGAATCTCTGAAGAAATTTCCAAGGCATCATTACAGAAAGATTCTAGTAATTGATATTTATATAAAAGGGATAAGAGATGAGTAAATTTGGATTATATACAAAAGGTCAAGTTGAAGGAAGTGGTCATATTAATACAGTTGATATGCCATCAGTTAATCAAGCGGAAGCATATTTTGCAGGCGTTAAACAATTAACGTTAGAACAATTCCGTAATCTATTTGTTGTAAAAGAAATGACCAATGGTGCTTCAAACAAAGGATTGTTATATGCAAATAGATAGTTTACATATACACGAACAAGAATTTGATTTATTCGTAAATTTAAAACCAAAACAAAAAATTGAGTTTTTATACGATCTTCAATCTAAAGGTATGGATGCAGCATTATCCAAAGTAGTTATTCCTCCTCTACAAGAAGAATTTGAAGTAGAATTTGAAGCAGATTTTGAAATAGAAGATCAACAAGATAAAGATCAGCCTATTAATGAATTGTTCCAAGATACACAATATGAACAATTCTTATGGGGAGACCATAAATTAAATTTATTAGTAATTAATAGATCAATACATATCAATTCAACTAGTTTAAAATGGTTAAGGCGTATGATACTTAAATTATGGATGGATGGACATATTTTAATACGAAATAAATTTGCTAAAAAAATACCAGGTATAGACAAATATCGATATTATAGGTGTTATGATATTATTGGTACTGTTCCACCAATTTGTTTAAGTTAATGTTAACATTAAAGCAACCTATAATCAACCAGGTTAAACCACCTTATAAGAACGATTAACATATGTTACAAGTCGGCCATTATATAGATTTTAATGATAGTAAACTTATCATAAAACGAGCCATTAGATTAAGCCAATTAAAACCTAATTTTGATTCCAATATCATGAAACAATGGACTAGGTCTGATATCTTATTAAAGAAGGATGGATGGCTATATTGTTGCGAAACAATCCAAGATGCTATTATCTTCAAACCTGAAGATAATATACAATTACAATTAGAGTTTCCTGAAGAATAATTAGGATAATTGATATATTTTTCTTATATTATATATAATAAAAAATATTAAGTATATGAATGAAAATGTAAGACTAGGCTATGCTTGTGTCAATATGACATTAACAAATAGACCTAAAAAGGCCGGTGGTAGAGTAACTACTTCTAGGACAGCACGAAAAGCAACATGGTATCCAGATCGAAACTATGAACTAATAGGTGAACGTGCATTAAAAAACGCAACTGATTTATTACATTATTTACAATGGAATATCGAACATGATATAACATTGTTTAGAATAGGTTCTGAATTATTTCCATGGCATGATCATTATGAACTTAATCAATTACCTCAGATCAAAGAAATCTCTGATAGATTATATGAAGCCGGCGAATATGCTCGTAAACATAATATGAGGTTAACTACACATCCAGGACCATTTCATGTATTAGGTTCTCCAAGGCAAGAAGTTGTAGAAAAATCTATTATAGGATTAGAACGTCATTCAGAAATGTTTGACCTTATGGGATATAAGCCTTCATTTGAAAATAAGATAAATATTCATGTAGGTGGTATGTATGGTGACGCCGAAGGCACCGCAAAACGATGGATTGCTTCATGGCATAGATTATCAGATAGTCTTAAATCTAGATTGGTTTTAGAAAATGATGATAAACCAAGTATGTGGTCAACTCGAATGCTATATCATTATTTTTATAAAGAGATAGGTATTCCAATTACATTTGATTACCACCACCATACATTTCATCCAGATGAATTATCAGAAAGGCAAGCATTAGAATTAGCCAGTGAGACATGGCCAGATGATATTAGGCAATGTTGTCATTATTCAGAAAGTAGAGCCCGTGAATATCAAGATGAAAAGATTAGAAAACAAGCCCATTCAGATTATATTCGTGATGAGATTAGAACATATGGATTAGATTTAGATATTGTTGTTGAAGCAAAAGCGAAAGAATTGGCAGTATTAGAACATAGAAGTTTATATAAACAAAAAAATAGGCCAATAATGGCCGAAGTTAGTTAAAATATAATATATTAATCTATTAATAATATTAATAATATATATATTTATAATAAATAATAATTTAAAAATAATTATGCATAAGCATAGTCAAACCACCTAAAAAAAGGAGAAAAGTTATGAGTACAGTAAAAAATGCACCACAAGTGAAGATGCAATTAGATGAAGCCGACAATATGTTGCAAATCTTGCAGGATATTATTAGACGCGGAATGAAGATTGATCCATCTGAAGCACAACGTAGATTTAAAGTTATACGCGCTAAAATAAAATTTGCCCAAGATAATATACAAAACTAATTATGAAAAAAAGACTTTTTCCATTCTTAATAGGACTTTCTGCTTTAGCTGTATCCGGCTCAGCCGCGTTCTATTCTGTATTTGGATTAAGTAAATTATTTGCAGGTGCAAGCCTGCAGGTAATAATAATGGCTGGTTCTTTAGAATTTGCTAAATTAGTTACTGCTTCTTTATTATATCAATATTGGGGTACAATAAATAAGTTTTTAAGATTTTATTTATCTGTAGCAGTATTTGTTTTAATGGTAATTACATCTGGTGGTATATATGGATTCTTATCTGGGGCTTATCAAGAAACAGCAACCAAATCAGAATTCCTAGATAAATCATTAGCAGTGTTAGAAACCAAGCAAGAAAGGTTTGAAGAACAAAAAGGTGATCTGACAATAGAAAAATTACAATTGAATACAACCATATCAGATTTAAGGAAGTCATTATCTAGTCCAACATCAGTATCTTATTGGGATGAAAATTCTCAATCTGTAATTACTACTACATCTAGTTCTACTAGAAGGGCATTACAATCAGAATTAAAAACTACAATTGAAGATAGAGATAATATAAATCTGAAATTAGAAGCTGTTATGGATTCTGTAATGAGAATAGATACAGAATTATTAGATTTAGAAATAGGTAATGAAGAACAAAGAGAACTAGGACCACTTAAATACCTATCAGAAACAACTGGTAAGGATATGGGACAAGTAGTGAATTGGTTCTTATTACTTATTATATTTGTATTTGATCCATTAGCAATATGTTTGGTAGTAGCAGCTAATTTTGCTTTTGCTCAAATAAAATCAAAAGAAGATTATGACATTCCAGCTAAGGTTCCTGATATGAGAGAGCCATATCCAGTTGAAGAAATGATAAAAAAGAATGAAGAAATTCTAGCAACAGCAAATATTAAAAAAGAAAAAGTAATACAGGTAGATAATACAGGTGGCCACAAAGTAGTAGAAGTAATTAAAGACTCAAAAGAAGATATCTATAAAGACCAGAAAAAGGCAAACCATGCACTTAATCCAGGTGTAGATGGAATGGGAAGAATACCAGGACCACCAAAAAATAAAACTAAAAATTTATAATATGGCAAAAAAGAAACAAGTTACAAAATTTAAAACAAAGAAGAAAGATAAAACAACTTATATGATATGCAGAAATAGCATTGAAGATAAATCATATTGGGGTTGGCAGATATTATCAAAACATCCAAGATGCAATGAATGGTCAGAAGTAGGTGAAGGCGCAACTGCGGTGTTATGTTATAAATGTGTTAATAAAACAGTAGGACCACCTGACATTAGAGGAGGGTATAAATCATCTGGTAGATTGCGTGGTTGGCAATTCATGAAAGAATTTGTTGATAAAGAAGGAAATGTATTTCATAAAGGAAAAGAACAACCTAAACTAAAAGGAACATTAGAACCAACAACTGCAAAGCCTGAAAAAAAGAAACTAACTAAACGAGAAAAAGGTTTACTACGAACTAAGATACTTGAACAAATGGTAATGGTTAGAGGCGATCTAAAGAATGCTAAATACAAAAAGGATATTAGGTCAAGCGGTGTTAAGTTAAGAAAGTTAGAACGTCAGTTAAAAAAGTTATAGTGAAATTTGTTATTACGAAAATAATTTATTATATTAAAGTATTATGAGTGATTTATATAACGAACGACCAAATAGGCAAGCGCCTGAAGAAATTATAACAAACATGCAAGAATCATCACCGTATACAGAATTAAATGAAATTTTAGCAAATCAAATTGAACTAGATGATTCTGTAATATATCTTAATGATGAGATAGAAGGACATACTTTATTTGATTTGGTGATACGTATTCGACGTACATTAAAGTTTAGACAATCAAAAGATTTTAAAGGATCACAAACAGATCCTATTAATTTAATGATAAATAGTCCAGGTGGTGATATTCATGAAATGATGGGAATTATAGATTATATAAACTCATTAGATGTAAAGGTAAATACAATATGTAGAGGAAAAGCCTTTTCGGCAGCCTCGGTTATATTAGCATGTGGTACAGGAACACGAATGGTTAGTAAAAATTCTACTATAATGTTCCATCAAGCATCATCAATGATATCAGGAAAATTAACAGATGTAACAGCTACTGTTGATTTTGTAAAACAAGTAGAACAAGATATATACAACTTACTTGCAGAAAAAACAAAAAAAGATGCAAGTTGGTGGAAAGACCAAATGAGAACAGATATGTATTTGACATCAAATCAAGCATTAGATTTAGGTGTAGTAGATACAATAATTTAAAGAGAACAGTTATGAAAATGAAACCAATGGGTGACTCGCTTTTATTAAAAGCAAAGGAAAGACAAACTAAAACAAAAACAGGAATAATCTTATCATCAAATGAATCAGCATTTGAATATGCAGAAGTAATTCTAGTTGGAGATGGATTATATACTCAAACAGGAGACCGAATTCCAATGACATGTAAAGTTGGAGATACAATTATGGCACCTGCAAGATTATTATCAGGAAAAAATGGAAATGATGTAACAATCGATGATATTGATTATGTGTTAGTAAGAGAATCAGAAATACTAATGGTATCAACAAAATAATAAAATATGAAATTACCAGCAGAAATAATTGTAGACAATTGGAACGAGTTATTAAGAGTTATTGATGATAACTTTGAAGGCGAAAGAAAAGATAAACTAAAAGCAATGTATACAGATCTAGAAGATAGAATGTGTATGCAACCTGCTTCAAGCATTGATCATTATCATAACGCATTTGAAGGTGGATATGTAGACCATGTATTGCGAGTTATTAAATGTGCTAAACAAGTATATATGTTGTGGAAATCAATGGGATCTGATTGTGATGGATATACAATGGAAGAATTGATCTTTGTTGCATTGAATCATGATATTGGTAAGATGGGATTTCCTGGAGAAGGAAATGAAACATATATTCCAAATGATTCAGAATGGCATAGAAAGAATATGGGAAGGATGTATAAAGTTAATCCTAACAACCAATTTACCCTTGTAAATGACCTATCTATTTGGTTATTGCAGCATTATGGTATTGAGATCACTTGGAATGAAATGTTAGGTATTAAATTAACTGATGGATTATATGATGAACATAATAAACCTTATTTCATGTCTAGAACAGCAGATTCAAAATTAAAAACTAACTTAGGTTTTGTAATGCATCAAGCAGATTGTATGGCAGCAAGAATAGAATATGAGATGTGGGCAAAAACAAAATCATCACAAGCATCAGCAGTTAAATCTTCTATTTCAGGATTTAACAAAAATAATAAAAAAAATAATTTTAAGAAATTAGGTAATATAGCATCAAAGGGCGAAGCTGGAGCAGCCATGAAAATGTTTGATGATTTATTTGGAGATAAAAAATGATAACAACAATAATAGTAATATCGGTAATATTAGCAATATCATTATTTGTTAATATAAATCAATTAAAAAAACAAGAAGACCAAACAGATTACATTAGTGATTTAGAACAATCAAATGTAGCCTATTACGACTTTTTAGAACAATTAAAAACAAAAATTAATCAAGCCAACTCTGAAATAAGAAACGCAGATAGACAAGGAGCATTTGAAGCTTCAGACGAAGTAGGCACATCTTTTAAACTTATTAAAGAAGTAATGGATGACCTAAATCGTGGAGTTAACTAATGAATGAGCAACAACAAGACTTACAAGAAGAACAGCCAATAGTATACAAAGATGGTGAATCGCCTGTAGATAAATTTTATATATGGTTAGAAGAAGATAAGGCACGAATTGAAGCTGAATCTTTATTACCAAAGAAAAAAAGAAGAGGACGAAAACCTACTAAAAAGCAATATTTTACATATATTACAGACCAAGCAATTGTAGCATATAATAACGAACCTGAGTATTTAAAACGTAATAAAGTTTATTCACAACATATACATTATGCATTTGATAAGTTGGCCGAAAATATTATTCATACATTTAAATTTTATTATTTTGATGTACCTTATGTAGATGTTAAATGTGAAGTAGTTGCATTTTTAAATGAAAAAATACATAAATATGTTTTAGGTAAAGGTAAGGCTTTTTCATATTTTTCTATTATTGCAAAAAATTATCTTATTATTGCAAATAATGCAAATTATGCAAAAATGAAAGCAAAGACAGATATAACAGTTATAGATGATTCTCGAGACTTAGGAGGTGAAGCAGTTTATAATGATTATCAAGAAAGTCTTAAAGACTTTACAAATCAATTTGTTGAGTATTATTCTACCAATCTTAATACTATTTTTACAAATAAAAGAGATATAATTGTAGCAGATACTTTATTAGAACTATTTCGTATTAGAGATAATATAGAAAACTTTAATAAGAAGGCTCTTTATATACTAATCCGAGAACGTACAGGTCTCAAAACACAAAACATTACCAAAGTTGTTAACATAATGAAAAAACATTATGCTACAATGTTCAAAAACTATTCAGATAGAGGGTTTATAGGTACTCATAAATCATAGTTGTACATATTTATTTTAAAGGGAATAAACTATGCATGATGAATTTGAATTGTTCAAAGGAACTACATTTTCTGATTTAATGAAAGATATCTATCATAATTCTAAAAAGAAAGATAGACAAATAAATACATTGATTCAAGAACTACAGCCATTAATAAAAAATATAGGTGATGCAACAGTAATAGTTCCTTTGATAAAAGAATACCTTGATGTATCGGTAAAAAATGATGAACATTTAGTTAAATTAGCAGCTGTAGTACAACGGTTAGTAGGATCTGCTTCTAAAGATGGTGGCGATGAATATGGAATGAGTGAAGAAGAAAAAGCTAGACTATTACAAACAGCTCAAGAAGAATTAGATGCGATACATAAAGAACAAGATGAAATAAATTTAGGAGGAACTAAATGAGTAGTATAACTTGGGGCTATGGTGAAGTTGTTAGCATTGATAATGCATTCAACCAAAAAACTGCTGCAAAAGAAAAAACAAAACAAGGTGGCGGTGAAGACGAAGCTAAAGATACTGTACGTGGTGAAATAGAAGTAATGTTACAAGGTAACATGACAGGCGCAGGAAATAAAACATCAGGTAAAAAAATAACAGCATATCCAGCAGATGGAAACATTATAAAAACACCATTGGTTGGAGAACATGTTATATGCTTCCAAGGTCCTGGACCAGAAGCAGGATCAGCGCCACCCGATACAAAATCAGGAGATAAAAAAACAGGAAATCAATTTGATGTTGATTGGTATTATCTTCCGCCAGTATATCTTGGTGGTAATGTACATTTAAATGCAAATCCTCAAGCTGCAGATGGTGGGGTAAAGAGTAAGACAAATACTGTACAAGATGGAGAAAAAAAATCTAAAACTGAGGCATATGAAAATATAGAATCAGGAAATCCATCAACAACAAATAAAGCACCGACGGATGCAGGTACAGTTAATACAAAACAGAATATGGATAAACTTCCACCAAACATGGATTATTTATCAACTTCTATGGTAGAAAAATTTCAAAAATTAGAAGAAGCTGTACTTGTATATAAGAACCAATTAGATTTAGGAGCTCCTGGTAAAGATGAAGCAGGCCTAAAAGATAAAGAACAAAAAATTGAAGACTATAAAAAAGAATTAGAAGAAGGAGGATATACAGGAGAATTTAAAGAGTCTGAAGAAAAATTTGGATATGATACAAATACAGGTTATTTAGAATTATCTACATTAGGAGCTGAAAATTACGATTTTCAAAAACAATATGATGCAGGACAAACTACTTTTAGTTATGATAAGATAAAAAGTCTTCCACAAAATTCAAGAGGTATGGGAGATAAAAACTTTTATACATTAGAAGAATTAAATAATTTTACACCTAATCCTAAACCACCTGGAGGAGGAGGTCCAAACTCTAATCCAAATACTAGCAATCCTAGAGGAGGGAAAAATAGAGGTGAAAATCAAGATTTTGTTGAACAAGAAGATTTAAATAATTTACAGCCATATGAAGGTGATATGCTTATCCAAGGTAGGTTTGGCCAAAGTATTAGATTAGGATCAACAATTAATCCAAAAGATCCAAAACGATATGTAGTACAGCCATCATATAGTGCTGGTACAGCAGGACAACCAGCTCCAATTAATATATTAAGAGCCGGTCAATCTACCAACCAAACAAATCAAAATAATGATTATATAATTGAAGATATTAACGGAGATAAGGCTTCAATATATATGTGTTCGGGTCAACAAATTCCAATAACATTAGCAAGTCCAACATTTGATGCATTACAAGAATGTATAGGTGGTAATTCAGGAGACTCAACCGGTTGTGCAGGATCAAGATATGATTCAAATGGAAATGTAATGCCATCTTACAATTGTAGTGGAGGCTCTAGTGGATTAATTGATGCAAGTGCAGAAATGAGTTTAGATGAGGTTGCAGATATATCAGACCTAGAAGAATTAGATGGTGATTATGAATACTTTAATACTACAAAAGGAACTCCTAATTATGCAAAAGTAGTAGGAACAGATAAGCTTGTATTGATACAAGGAAATCCTGTACGTAAGACAATGGCACCTCGAGTTCTTGCATTATTTAGAGCTGCAAAAGAAGATGGAATATCTTTAAAATTAAATAGTTCATTCAGAGGTTTATATCAAATAAACCACCCTAAAACAGGAAAGAAATTAGCATCTGGACAAGTAAATTGTAGATATTCATGTGCTATAAATAAAAGTTGGTCTACAAAATCAAACATGGAGAACAGAAAAAGTCCATTATGGACAGCAGGTTCTACTAAATTTAAGCCATGGGTAGCAATTCCAGGAACTAGTAGACATCAAAGTGGTACTGCAATTGATTTAGATTATAAACGATATAAAGATGGTAAGAAAACAAGAACTACTGATAAAGATGGTGTATATGCTTGGTTAGTTGCAAATTCATATAAATTTGGATTTGTAAGATCAGTAAAATCAGAAGAATGGCATTTTGAATATAATCTTGGTTGGGCAAAGAAAGGACCATTTGGAAGATTAAGACCAAGTAGTGGAAATAAATGGCACGGCCAAGACCAATATTTCCAAGATGGAACTAATGCTTGGTTAAAACCAAAAAGGTCAGGAGGTCAGGCTATAACGGAAGTATTGACACTTGGTCTTTTAGGTGATGGTGATGGAATAATAGGTTAATGGAGAAATAATATGTCACAAAAAAGCGCAGATAATATAGTAGTAAGAGCAGAAACCGTATATGGAGCTAGTCATTGGGGTGAAGAAAATGTATATGTATTTCCACCTGATGGAAAACAACCGCGTGGCGTAATTTGGGTAATACCTCCACCATCACATACTGAATTCGAATACAAAGATAACCCAGGATTTCCTGGACAACATTTTGCATATGATTATGTAATGAATGCAATCCAGATGGGAGATATACCTCAAGATGATTGGATTGTTGTAATAGCACATACACATGAAACGTCGGTTGAAAGAGCAGCATGGAATGCAAAAGAAACATTTAACGAACGAGGATTTAATTATATTAAGCATATTAACTTATGTGGTTGTTGTTCTGATGATAGAGATTATCCATTTGAAAATGTTGTATTTGCAATGGGAGCAGGCGCCCAAGCTGTTGATTTTAATGACCCAACATTAACAGGAGTAGCATTAGTTGATCCAGCAATAATACCTCCATTAGATATTCCTGATGATTTAGTACCTAATATTACGATGATAAGTAATCCAAATAATTTTGATACAACAACAACTGGTGGACAACAAGCCATAATTGCACAAGAACAATTAGCAGACAAATTAGGAGATAATGCAAAAACATCTTTATCAGATGCATTTAATTTTGCTGCAATGGCAGCTGCATTATTAGCAGCTTTAAATTTTAAAGGTGGACCTGGAAGTGGAGGAATAACAGATGGTATGGAAGAACCAGGAGCCACTACATGTTATAAAAAGGCAAATGAATCAGGAGAAATAGATTCATATGAAGAAGCTGTATTAGATGATAATGGAGATGAAATAGAAGGACAATCACCAGAAATAAAATATCGAACTACTGATAATCTTGAAGAGGCTTGGGTAGATGAAAGAGGAAAGCCAATACAAGTGGAGTGTCCAGATACACCAGATGCAGATGCAAAAGAAGTAGGTGCAGATAAAACTGCAGTAGATGAAAAACCATTAAATCAAAATACACCACCTCCTACTAGTCCAACATCAGGAGGAGGAGAATATGCTGGACCACAAGTAATTATTACATCTGATAGGCTATTGTTTAATGCAAGAGCAGAATCTATTCTAATGTCAGCAGGAACTCATATAGGACTTTCAGCATTAGAAGTTGTTGGCGTAGATGCAGGACAACACTTTACAGTAAATGCTCCAGAAATATATTTAGGTTTAGGAGCAGAAGAACCAATAGTGTTAGGAAATGAGTTAGAACAATGGTTAGATGGATTATTAGATGTATTGTCTAAACTGACTTATACAAATGCAGGAGGACCAACCGGACCAGCTATTAATATAGCATTAATAAACCCATTACGTTCAAGCCTTCCTCAAATTAAAAGTCCTCAGAATAAGACCTTATAACAAGTACCTAAATTTAGGTATCTTCATATTTATATTAAAATAATTGGAGAAAACTATGGATACAAAGAGTTTTGTAAAAATTTTACGAAAAGTAATTCGAGAAGAAGTTTCTAAAGCTGTAACAAAAGCTTTAAATGAAAATGTAATATCGGATAAACAAGTTATGGATCATGGTATAAATTTATCTGAAATTGCAGAAAATCCTATGCCAACTCGTCCGTATGCAAAAAAGAAAAAATTTGCAAAAAATTCAATGATTAATGACTTATTAAATGAAACAGCAGCAACTGGTGATTTTGCATCAATGATGGAAGGACCTGCAGTAGGAATGATGGATGATTATCCTCAAATGGGCCCTACTAGAAAATCTCAAATGGTTGGTATTAATGGAGAAGCAGTTAAGCCTGCAACTAAAGAATTAGAAGCAGTTAATAATGCTATTAATAAAGATTATAGTCATTTAATAAAGGCAATTAATAAGAAAAATGGTAAAATGGGAGTATAAGATAAATGGCAAATAATAGGACATTTAATAAAGAGCGACAATCTGCATATCTCAAAGGAGGTGGCAGACCATTGTATTCTTACAATCCTATTGATATAGAAGAAGATATTGCTATTGGTGTAATGTTACCATTTAATGGAGCAAATAATGCAGTTGCAGAATTTAAACCAACCGATGCATATGAATCAGTATCAGGATCTGCGGCAACAACAGTAAATGCTAGTGCAAAAAAAATACCTGGTAAATTTCCATTGTCATATACAACCGAAGAACAAGCCTTATCAAATTTAAAAAATTTATTATTAACATATCCAGGTGAAAGATATATGCAGCCAACATTTGGAGTAAGAATTAAAGATAGAGTATTTGAACCTAATTCACCAGAATTAGTGGTAAAACTAAATAAAGAAATTCAAGATGCAATTAGCTATTGGTTACCATATATTAAAGTATCAGCAATTAATATTGATAATAAAGAAAAAGATGGTTTAATTCAAAATACATTATTTATTAAACTAACGTTTAGAGTAACTGAGCAAGGTGCAGAACAAGCATTCTT